AGCGACCTGAACAGCAATATGACCAGCCCCGTGTCATGCGAATATGTTTCACCCGCTAACCCGATTGCTTCATATCAAGTTATCAAGCAAGCTGGATTGCTGTTGTTCACGCACCTGTACAACAATCGCAGTGATACAACCGATGGCAATTCAAAGCCGATTCCTTTTGGCGTGGCTACATTGCTTCGCCCATATAAGCCATTGGTGATGTGACATGGGAATCGCACGATTTGAAAATATTGCGGTTAACACTTTGTCGTTTAGCGCAAGTGATTTTGGCGAACAAAGCACAACGCAAGCGGTTTGGTTCAGTACTCGCGCAAGAGTTCATTCCGTGGCAAACCATGTCAAGATTGCCGACAAGTACCGTGTGTATTCAGACATTGTGCAAATGACTTTAAATTACACGCCTAATTTGAAGACCATCATTGACAACCAAAATGCTTATTCAATTACATGGCGCGGCTTTGATTGGCGAATTGACAATGTGCGTGAATCGGATGACCGCATGACTGCAATGATTATGTGTGTACGCAACGACCCTGTGGTGGCTGTCTAATGGCTACACAACAGAATCCGGTTCAATATGCCAAGGCTATCCAGTACCAACTGAACAGCATTGTCACGCCTGTGCCTGTGTACGCGACCTTTAACCGAAACTTTGCCATTGAACCGAAGTTTGTAACTTGGATGTTAAGAAATGTTCATCAAGACGTATTTACTGGACAAACTCAATCAAATAAAAGCATTGACCGTCCGACTTTTCAAATCAGTATTTTTACGCAAGTCATAGAAGAAGGTTTCACAATTTCCAACCAGATACTACAATCCTTGCATGGGTTTAGCGGTTTGTTTGGTGGTGCGACTAATGGCTTTTGGATTGCCAAGGCAGATGTGACTTGGCTTTACAACAGCTACGACAACGATGACAAACTGGCGCAAGTCTTCCTAGACTGTACGCTTGACATTCCAACATAAGACAAGTTCAGCAATCAATCGGAAGGAAACAAAATGCCTTTACCAACGAAAGTTTTACCGGGGTTTGTAGCCTCGTTTTATGTGCAACCAAGCGCAACACCAACACCATTGACCACCGCACAACTGTCGTTGATTGCAAGCGTTTCACCGCTTACTATTACTGGCAATTTGTTAACAGTGGAAGCAGTGCCTGTTTTTGGTCAGGATGATGCAGTCGCTTCATTCGGTGTTGCTGGCTCACGACAATCGGACAAGTTGCCGACACAAAGCGCACCAACGTCAATGACATTTACTGTTGCTTGGAATCCAAGCGATTCAGTGCTGTTGTTGGTACGCGCAGACGCATATAGCGGCCTCATAGACCGCACATATATTGTGCAAGCTACCGATGGCACAGGCACAGTCAATTACGCCTTTAACGCTCGCGCAGGGCAGTTCCAGATTGACGCGCAACCGGGTGCAGAAGCAAAAGCAGTTTTTACTTTGCATCCCCGTGGCAATCAGTATGGTTGGACAAACACCGCTTAATCAGGAGAATCAAACATGGCATTACCATCAAAAGTTTTACCGGGCTTTGTTGCATCAATGTGGATGCAGACATCAGCCGCCACACCTTTTACCACTGCAAACTTGGCTGTTTGGACAGCACAAGTCGCAACGCTGGTCGGCACATCCGCTGGCGGCACGGGCGCATCAGGCACAGCCTTGGCAACGATTGAGGCAGTCCCCGTCTTTGGGCAGGATGACGCAGTAGCGAGCTTCGGTGTTGCTGGCTCAAGACAAAGTGACAAACTTCCAACGCAATCAGCACCGACTTCCTTGACCATCACTGCGGCATGGAATCCATCAGATGCTGGTTTGTTGTTGGTTCGTGCTGACGCTTATTCTGGTCTAGTTGACCGGACTTATGTGATTGCGGCTTACGATGGAACGAACACTGTGGCTTATGCTTTTAATGCTCGTGCTGGTCAATTCCAGATTGACTCACAGCCCGGTGCAGAGGCCAAGGCTGTGTTCACCCTCCATCCTCGCGGCAACCAGTACGGCTGGAGTAACACTTGATGAAAGTCGCTGACGCTGTTGAAGTGTTGGCGACCACTTACCAATCCTTAGATGCAGTGGCACAAGGGTTGGAAGTGAAAGCCAATGAAGTGGCAACCGCGCTTGCAAAAGCAAAGCCCGACACCGTGGAGTTTGTTTGTTTAACAGTACTTGCACGATACAACCCTGTTGTGGAAACGCAAACAGACACACCGGAATAAACATGACAGACACGACAATACAGAACACACAGGACTTGCTAAGTTTTCTTGTTCAACAAGCTGATACACGCAAGGATTGGTTTGGGTTCACTCAGCAAAAAATGACTGCCGTAAGTCTCGCGCATGAGATTGCGGCGCGTCATGCTGACAAGATGACACCAGAAGAAGTGGTCGAGTACGCCAAAGAATTAAATGAATTGCTGTTTCATCGCTTGATTAAACCCGGCGCATGGAGATTGTGACATGGCAACATTTAAATGGGAAGTCAAAGGTTTAGACAAGTTAATGTTAAATCTTGATGATTTAGCAGAAGTTATTGGCGACAAAAAAGCAACCAGCAAAGTACTTATCCCTGCTTTGCGTGAAGCAATGAAACCCGCATTGGCGGCTATCCGTCAAAAAGCACCTAAAGACACAGGTGCAATGGCAGAACATTTATGGATTGAAGCACGGCGACCGAACAAACGCGATAAGCGTTCTTTGTATGTGCGCCCCGGTGATAAGACGATTGCATTGGTGACCACAAAAGCATTTCCAAAAAAGCTGAAAAAACAATGGCACGCTGACAATAAAGATTTGTCGCCCGGACAAAGGCAAAAAGCATTCAAGAAATTTGCCTTGTCTACTGGTTTTCCATACGATGCAAGGGCGATTGCCCAAGAATTTGGAACATCACGCCATCCAGCACAACCATTTATGCGGACAGAATTTGCGGCACAATCTTCAAATGTTGTTAACGAATTGGCGCGAGCCTTGAAGCAACGCATTGACAATTACAAGATGAGATATTTGGGTTATTAAACAAGGACAAAACATGACACGATTTACCGATGCCTTTGGCAAAAAGTACGAAGAAAATAAAGAGAAAATTTTTACCCGCAAATTTGATTTGGGCGGTCACACTTTTAAGGTGCGGATTCCCTATGTACACGAATCAGACACGATGTATAAGCTGATTCAAGAACCAGCGCAGGAACTGGTGGATGCTACATACCAAACCATTGCTGAACCACTGATGCGGTTTAAAGACCAACCAGACGCAGAGGCTACGTTTACCTTTACTGACGATGACATCGTGGTCAATGGGCGTTCCTTGCGCGATACAGCCAAGTCCAAGGTACAGACAGAAACCAAGATTACTGAATTCTTCAAACTGCTTGTGCCTGAGAATCCAGAAAATTCTTTGGCTGACTTGACGTATGAAGAAATCGCGGCAGAGTTCCCGCTGTCGGTGCAGTTGCAACTGATGGAAAAAATATCAGAAGCAATCAGCCCGACATACAAGGAAACAAAGGGAAACTGATTGGCTCATTGAAAAGTCAAGTCATCACCGCGATGATTTTCAATGGGCATACACATGAAACAATAGCGGAACTGGACGATGTGATGATGGCGCAATTACAAACAATGTATGCAGATGGGCTGGTCGGCAATCGTGCCGTGATTGAGCTTTTAGGCACATTGACCAATGGCGTTTTTAATTACATGAGGGCTGACAAATCACCGCCTTATAAACTGGTCAACATTTTGGGTTCTGCGTATGATTACCTATTCCCGCCATTGACTGAAGAACAGAAAAAACAGCAAGCAAACGAGCAACTGCTTGCGTTCATGAGTCAAGCACCGGGCTTTTCACACGATAGATTCGGGGTAAAAGATGGCGAATAATGTCGGTCGTTTAGGCGTTGTCCTTGGGCTGGATACAGCAGAATTTATTGCTGGCATAGACACGGCTGAACGAATGCTGGTGAAGTTCGGCACTGCTGTTGAAAAATATGGCAAGATGGCTGGCGTTGCAATGGCGGCGGCTGGGTTAAATGCGTTAACTTATGCCGATGAATTAGGCGATGTTGCCAAAGCAAATGACACCACCATTGAATCGGTGTTGAGGTTACAGCAAGCCCTTGCCGCAAACGGCGGCGAAGCTGAAAACGCTGGCAAGATTTATTCTGGCTTTACAAAGTACATTGACGAAGCCGCGCACGGCAGTATGGACGCACAGAAGCGGCTTGCTTCAATGGGCATCACGCTTAAAGACATTGCAACGCTTGGCACACAGGACTTATTCAATAAAGCTATTACTGGTTCTGCTAACACTGCGGACACAATCACACGCAATGCAAACGCTTATGCGGTCTTTGGTCGTGCTATTAAAGGAACTGACTTAAAAGGTCTTGCACAGGATTTAAGCAATGCAAACCCTTTGGCAAAAGAACAAGCTGAAAACATACAAAAAGCGGCAGATGCTTGGGGCGAATTAAAGAAAATAACACTTGAAACAAATGCTGTTATTGCTGGTGCAATCGGGCCATCTATTTTGGCTTTGATTGATTTCATGAAAGATTTGCGCGGAGAATCAAGTCTGCTTGGCGATGCGTTCAGAATTACATTTGAGACAATCGTAGTTTTGGCGGCAGATGCGGCAACACAACTCATTGATATTGGCATATCTTTAAGCCAAACAATGTTGATGATTAAGGCATTTATACCCGGCACAGAAGTCGAAGGCAAATGGTCTGAATTTGAAAAGAAGCGTGAAGAAAACCTTGCGCGATATGCCGCGTTAGTTAAAAGGGTGATGGGCGAACAAGATTTTTGGACGGGTGAAAAAAAGCCAAAATATTTTGAAGGTCACATGGGCGTTAAAGTGCCGTCTAAACTTGGCGATGATGGTCGACCAGTAGTAGATGCTTTTGCAAAAGAGACCGCACAATTAACTGCCAAAGTCGCATTACAAAAAGAATTATTGCATTTAGAAGAACTATCAAATTACTTGCATTTGAAAAGTATAAATGCAGATAAAAATGCGATTGATTTGGCTAATATTGAAATACAACAAGAAGTTCAACTTGCAAACATTGCAAATGCTCGCGCACAGGCTTTAGCAAATGAAAAACTAACTGATGACCAAAGAAAATTAGTCAATCAAAATTTTAATTTGCAAGAAGAAAGAGCAAATGCAAAAGCACTTACAGATAAAGCATATTTATTAAATTTAAACGATAAACTTTTGGGTTTATACGCTGAACAAGAACAAGCCAGAGAAATTATTTTAGGTGTTGATAAAGAAATTGGAAATCAACAATTAGCGGCAATTAGCATGGATAAATTGCAAGCCGATACACAAGCTAATGAATTGCAATTAAAAAAAGAAATTCTGCGTATTAACGGGCAAGAAATTGCAGATTTGGCTAAAGCAAATATGTCAGATACTGACCGTAGCAATATCATTAGAAAAGCACAAGACGATAGAACAAAAGCAGTTCAAGAATTCCAGCAAATCAATGCTGTTGTAACAAAGCAGTACCAAGAACAACTTGAAGCTGTTGGTCGTTTAAATGCGGCACAAGATGAAGCATTTGCTTTTGATGTGCGCCGACAAATCCTTGAACAAAACAAATACCACATGAGGCAAGATGAAATTAAACTTGCTGAAGAACAAATTAACTCAGAACAAAAAATTGCTGATTTGCGTAGACAGCAAATGGAAGCAAGGCGCACAATGGGGACAGGTGCATTGGCTGATGCAGAAAGTAATCGCATTGACAATGCTATTGCTCAAGAACAAACATTAAGCGCAGTAAGAAAACAATCCATTAAAGATGAATATGACCGCCAACAATCATTTACTGTTGGATGGAATGATGCGTTTAATTCATATATGCAAAATGCAACAAATGCCGCATCATTAGGTGGGCAAGCATTTAGTGCTGTTATGGGTAATATGAATTCAGCTTTAGATAAATTTGTTGATACTGGCAAATTAAGCTTCAGTGATTTGGCAAACAGCATCATTAAAGATTTAATTAAAATTCAATTAAAAGCCCAAGTGACTTCAATGTTTAGCTTTATGGGGGGCGGCGGTCTTGGCGGTGATAATATATTTGGAATGTTTAATGGCTTAGGCACGGGTGGCGCACCAAATGCTTATGCGTCAGCGACAGGCGCATCATTTACAAGGGCATCAGGCGGCACGGTTTCAAGTGATACGCCATATATGATTGGCGAACGTGGCCCTGAATTGTTTGTACCGGGTTCATCAGGCACAGTCATTCCGACAAACAACCTTGCATCAGCAATGGCTGGTGGTGGCGGTCAAACTGTTAACTACAATGGCCCATACATTGCCAACATGAGTGCCATTGACACCCAGACAGGCGTTCAATTCTTAGCGAAGAACAAGCAGACAATCTGGGCTTCGTACCAATCAGCAAATCGTTCAGTTCCAGTATCAAGGTAAAACATGGCAGTCCCAAATACATTTGCAACAGATACATCACCGATTCCATTGGCAGACTTGGATGCAAACTTTGCCTATTACGATGCGGCACTTAGCGCATCAGGTGCAAACTTGGTTTTTCAAGGATTGCAAGCTACCAAACAAACTGCGCCAACGATTGCAAGTGCCACAACGATTGCGCCAACAACATCTATTTTCTTTGTGTCAGGTGTTACGCCTGTTGTCACCATTACTGCGCCAACGCCTATTTCATTGACAGGCGGTCAAATAACAATTATCCCAACTGGAATTTTTACTACAACAATCGCGGGTAATATTGCATTGGCTTCAACAGCCGTGGTGGGTAAGGCATTGATAATGACCTACAACCAAGGCACTGCAAAATGGTATCCATCCTACTAAGGTCATGCCATGAGCTTACAAAGTATTTTATCAATCGCTGAAACTGTCAGCATTCAAGACCACAAATTTGCTGGTCAGATGCTGTCGCGCAATATGCGAATCAGCACATCGGAGATTCTGACTGTTCAGCCGTTTCAATTCACCATTAAGCCAATGAACTACTTGCAGTACAGCACCAATCGCGGTGTGTTGTCTGCGCTTCGCACTGCTGACCGAATCACTGAGCAATATATCAACTTTGGCACAACTGGCTGGCTGAACTACATCAAGTACCAAGGCGATATGTCCAGCGTTCAAGCAAACGCAACAACGATTGAAGTTGGCACAACAGGAATGAATATTATTCTTGGCACATTACCAGCAATCACATCAACTTTGTTTATTGTTAAGACAGGCGACTTTATCCAAATTGACCGCTATGCCTACATAGCAACAGCAAATGTCCAGCGGGGCGGCGCATCAACTGTGACCATTCCTGTTCACCGCACCGTCATGACCCCTGTGTCGGCTCAAATCCCTGCTGTAATTGGTGAATACGGCACGACAACTAGCTTGGGTGGGTCAACCTACACAGGCGTGACTTTCCCTGTTGTCCTGCGCGATTACCCGACCTACACGCTTGTGCCAATGACTAATGATTCATTCATCCAATGGGATGGTGCGTTCAATGCTTACGAGGTTGTGCTGTGAACATAATCGCACCAGTTGAAGATACCAACGTCATACGCTATGCCGACTTTGTGCGAATCACAACGGCATCGGCTGTCTATCGGTTTTCAACTGCGCCAACTGCAATCACTGTTGCGGCAGTAGATGCTTTGCCATTTACAGGCTTGAGCCAACTGGTCAGCATTGGCTCTGCCACCAGAGACATCAAAAGCACCGCCAACGAAACGACAGTGACCTTGATAGGCATAGACACCACCATGCTTTCGCTGGTGCTTGGCGCGGGTATTAAGGGTTCAGAAATTGAAATGTGGCACGGGTTCTTTAATGCGGCTGGCAACCTGATAACCACCAGCAATGCCGCATGGATTAACTCATCAAATTATTATCTTGGATGGACAAACAGCACGGGTGTGCAAGTGCCGTGGCAGACATCAACGGCAAACAGCGGCTTGTACCAATATTTCAATGGTTACATAAACAGCTTTGGCATTAGCGAACAGTGGATGGAAGAGATTCGCGGCTATGTTGGCACAGTGACCGTGAGCGCATCCAGCATTCAGCTTATTTTGCAAAACCGCACGGCAGGACGGTACACCAACAATAACGCATGGACACAATTTAATGCGACTGATACCAGCATGAATCGTGTTAATTACATCCAAACTGTAAACTATCAATTTGGTAAAAGCCCCAATTCATAGGACAAAACATGATAAGACAAGCTAACAAATTTGACATGGAAGCCATTGTTCGGATGCTTAAGGCATACCGCGACAAAGCACCCGCGCAATTCCTGCGTGATTCCAGCAATCAAGAACACATTGAAAAGCTGATAACCAACATCCTTGCTGGCGCGGGATTTATCCTGCTTGCAATCAAAGATGAAGACCCTGTCGGTAT